TTGTGCTTCGTTGAGTTCCATTGATTCTTTAATTCCTGGTTCTGCTTTGACGTAATTTTTATCTTTTTTACCTTTAGCAAAGGTTGGAACATTCGTTGGTTTTGCTGCTCCAGATTTTTGTTGTTGCCCCTTATCTTTTTGACGTTTGCGACGAATTGCTGATCTAATTAATGCCTTTCCCCTTTTACCCTTTTTCTTTAAAGAATTTAATCTTCCACTACTAAAACACTTTGGTGTCTTAGTCTCTCCTCGTTCATTTGCACAAGGAGATCCATCTGCCTGAACCCATCCTGGTTTGCCACTTTTTGATTTTGATCCTTTAAACCAATGATGTAGAGTTCCTTCTTTTAAATCTTTAATCCAATCATCTGGTGTTTTTCCATTTTTATCAACAAAAGCATTATGTAGTTTTTTTGCTGATAAATTGTGTTTTTTCATAATGACACGCATTAATTTATCAATAGAATCATAAGAAGTATCTTTTAAAGATTTTAATTCATCTTCAAGTTCCTCAACAGCATCATCTTCTTCACATCCACAATGCTCCTTTACATCCTTAAATTTTTTATGATGCTTTTTAGCATCTGCCTCCATTTTTTTCAAACGAGTATAATAATCTGGAATCTCATCTAAGTGCTGAAGAGCAATATCAGTTGCCAAAACTTTATCTTGTGTATGTTCATGTTCAATAGGAATTCCCATTTCAAGTTGATGCTTCACAAAGGAAACATCTAGACTATGCTTTTTAGCAATCTGTTCAACTGTCTTATGGGACTTTATTTTAAACACAAGATTCTTATATTATTCTTTATTATTTAGAAAACCTTGCTTAAGTATTTTTGACAATTCTGATGTGGATCCAACAAACAGAGCATTATTAGTTACACTACTTGGTGCCTTTGCAGTATCTTCTTGAACATCTTTGAGTTTTTTCTGCAAATCAATTAATTTATCAGTTGTATCCGCAACACTTTTGATTAATTGTCCCGCAACTTCATATGCTCTTGGAGAACCACCTTCACCAGCAAGTTCCATAATTCCATTAATTGCTTCTTGCCCTTTTTCAATTAATGAATATAAATTTGCTCTTGTATACTCATAATCTTTTTTAATATCATCAGATTTTACCGGAAGAATATCAATTTTTTCTGTAGGTTTTTCTACTTCGACAATACTGCTTTCAATATTCAAAGCATTGTCTAATCCTTCATAATTATTTTTCATAATTTATCAAATATCCGTCTGTTGTGTTGGACTATAAGTCTTGGAATCTGAAAATTGTTCCCAAGTCTCATCAAACCCAAAATCATCTCCAGGTTGAGCGTCAATTGGATCTGGAACAACAGTGTATCTCATTTCTCTCTTTGCAGTATTGACATTAGTACTTGTATATGTATCAACCTGAACTTTGCGGATAAGACCATCAGTACTACTAGCGATTGGTCCAAATAGATAAGTTTTTGCTGTAAAATTCAAAGTATAAATCAATGCTCTTCTGGTAGAAAAATCTCCCTCATATTCGTCCTTAAAAGAAATATCGTCAAGAACAATTGGAATATCTCTTTTTTCACCAATAGAATCGATCAAATCTACAGTAACAGTAAATGCTGGTTGAAAATTTGGCAATATCTGTTCTATAATTTGAAGTACGTCGTCATTTAATTTTGAGAATATATTTAACTGGAATCCAATATTGTATGGTACTGGCAAATAAACTTTTTTTAAATTTACTCCATCAGATGCCTTAAATGTTTGAGTTGCAGTAGTTTTTCTACTAGCATCATAATTTAAAGATACCATTTCAAATGACATTCTTGGCAAAGTTATTTGGACTGGTTTATTTAATTCAGATTGCTGTTCCAAACGTGCTAAAAATTTTTGATTTGGTCCATATGCCAATGGAACTCTCATTTCAGTATATTCATTACCATTCGCATCATCGTGCTTTATATAAATTTCATTAAATAAAGTTCCGAAAGCAATAATAGTCTTTCTAATTATTTGATGGTAATAGTATGTTCCTAGCATTAGTAATTTCCAAATGGATTTGATTGTGAAAAATCTATGATAAGATCTGCTTCTGCTTCAATCTCATCATTTTGTTCATATTTATCTGATGATAAACTTACATTGTAATTCTTAAGGGTGTATCTAGCTGATGATGCACTACCTACAATTGTTTCTCCGGGTAAAAATTCTCCAGAAGTTATACCAATTTGAAGAATACTTGCATCTTCATCCCAAGATTTGACTGATGCTTTTGCTCCAGAAATAGATCCAGTAATAACTTCATTAAATATATAAGTGCCAATTCCTGTTGGGGATGGTGGAGATGCTATAGATATGGATGTATTACCATATCCACTGCCAGCATCCGATATTAAAATTCTTGATATTGTATTTCCAATACTGACTACTGCAGTACCGTAGGCAAGATTTCCACCAAATTCTGGGTATCCAAATGTGACCGATGGGGAATTGACATAACCATATCCACCAGTAGTAATTGCTACATTAGTTATTCCATATGAATTTGTAACAATTTCACAAGTAGCAGCTGCTCCAGATCCACCACCACCAATAAATGATATTGTTGGAGTTGTAGTGTATCCTGCCCCGGCATTTGTCAATAAAATTCTATCAATGGAACAAACTCCACCTATACATGATGTAATTGCAACCGCAGTAGCGTTAGTTCCTCCAGATGGTGCTGAACTTATGGCTACCGTAGGAGTTGATGTATAACCATAACCATCATTATTGAGTATTATTCTTCTAATATATCCACTAGATATTCCAACAGTTGCCTGTGCTTGATTTGTAAATGCGAATAATTCCAAATCACTAATATAACCTTGTGCTTTCAATGTGGTGTCAATTTCATCGACTGTAGTATTCATTCCTTCCCATCCACCAACTTCATCTTCATATTCGAATAATTCACATTGTAGTTCATAAACATATAAATTCCCTAATTGGTAGAAGGGTTTCTCATGTTCTACAAATTTAACTTCAAATAATCTTTTACCTAAAGGAAAGTATATTATATCTCCTTCTCTTGGTCTAGTTGTAACAGTAATTTCATCATCTGGCATTGATTCTAAAAATGGAGATATGAAATCTTCAAATCTTTCTCTTGATATGACCAAATTTACTTCATCTTTAAGACTCATACCAAATTTTGTCAGTATGTCTCCAGCCCCAGTATATCCATCATATGTATTAACATATGCTTCAATCATAAAATTATCATTGAATTTTGAAGTACTAACTTCTCTAATGATTGTTTCTTTTTTTACAAATTTTCTTGGAATATATGCAACTTCAACACCATACATTCTCAACTGTTCGTTGATTAGTTGCTGTATTAGTCTTTGTTCGCTAGAAGAACCTTGTTGAAAAAATGGATTAAGTGCCATTATCCAATAAAATCGTAGGGTGGAAGTTCATATTCGAGAGCCATTTTTGATCTAATATCCTCTATCTCTCTTTCTGCATCATCATATATTTCTCTACCATTTAATTCAATTCCTCCAGGAAGTTTAACTCCTCTAAATTTAATTAAATTTTGTCCCCATTGTCTTTTAATCAATGCCGTCAAATATTTTTTTATAAAACTATCATTCCAAACTTTGGTAAAGTCATTAGGATCTAAAATTCTATAGCAATCAATTACTAAAAAACTATCTGCTTTTTGTGCTCCCCATTCAATATCCAAATACATCCTATTTTGTCTTTTATTGAATCTGATTTGCTTATCTGTTGTGAGTAAAAAGTCAATATCTTCCAAATAACTTTTTACCATAGCATATTGTAATAGTTCAACCGAATTGAAATAGTATAAATCATTTAAAAATAATTGATATTTAATACTAAACATTCCACCACTAATTGAACTTGTATCAAATTTAAAAACCTTTTCTATTCCTATGACAGAATCTGGAACTTGAATGTAGTTGGCAGTTTCATAAAAATTAAAATTTGTCGATACGCCATTAATTACAGATGTTCCTGTAGTAGTTTTAATTCCTACTCCATTAGTACCTTTTCCAGTTCCCCTATCAATATCTGCTTGAGTAATTTTATATTTTAAATACATTCTTTCAACACCATCAAAATGCCTTTCATGGAAGTACTGAAGGGCATCATCAACTAAATCATCAACTTGGTCATCGTCAACGTTAATTTCCAACACGGGGGCTCCAAGACGCCTTAAACAGTAATCAATTAACTCTTGTCTTGACGATGGTTTTGCCATTATTTGCAACTATTTTTAATTATTTATTAAGATATTAAATCTTTTACTACTTCTTGCTGTTTTAAGTACAATTTGCAATATAATTTTGCAAAAATTTTTAGTTGTTCAATATCCATATTTTCAATAGTTCTAGCATGTTTTTCATATTCAAATAATTTACCAATATCCTCTAATATAATATCATTTGGATCCATTAATTATCTCCTTTAATAGATTTTTAATTTCTGAAATGTCGTCCTTCATTTGTTCAATTTCTTGTCTTTGAGATTTTCTACTAATTAGACTATTATTGTACTGATCATATGATACACTATCTGTATTAATTATTGCACCACTATATTCATCTCGAAATAAATTTGTATGCCCTTCTACTGGTATCATCATGCTAATGCAATAGTTCTTACGTCTTTTAATCTTGGATATCTTGATTGATCTGTTCCGGACATTACAATTTTAATTTTGTATCCAGTAAACGGTCCAATATTGGATGCTGTATATTGATACTCTAAGAATTGATTTTGTAGACTTGAAGGAACAGCAATGTCTGGTAATCCACTATTTTTAGAAGGATCTACGACATCAAGATAACCATCTTGGTTGTTATCTATTGTTAGATTATCATATCCTGGGAAAAGTTCATATGCTTGTTCAATTTCAGATGAATCTGGTCTAATTAAACTATACAAAACTCTGAAATCTGCAGATGAATGCCTATATGCAGCAACAAAAACTTTTAAGGTATTTGATTGTTGCGATAATCTAATAGTATTCGAAACATAAATTGCAGAATGTGGATCATCTGTTAAAGAACTTGATCTCTTATCAGTTGTGTAGTTTGAAATTGGTCGGTTTAATCTTCCAATTATAAATTCAGTGAATGTAGTGTCTAAGAAAATCATTGGAGATACGTTCCAATTATTTGTTGTCAAGGTAATAGCAGTCAAGAAAGATTTATTTCTTGGCATACTGGATAAAAATTCACTTTCATTTGCTGGAGAACATACTATTCTTGTAGAATTTAATACATTCTCTGCATTTAATTCAACATCTTCATAACCTTGGTCAACGAAAGAAATTTCTGTTCCGCTTGCACTTGTTCCACTTACAGTTCTTATCTGAGCACTTACTCCAGTAGTTCCTGATGGTGCAATGATTTGATACATTGGTATTACACTATTAAAAATAATATTTTCGGACGCAAATACCGATGTTCCTCCACATGTGGACTCCAAATTAAATCCTAATCTGGGAGCATCAGCTCCAGATCCATCAATTAATCCATCAACACTTCTATCTGGACCTAATGTTGCTACTCCACCATCAACATCATTACCATTCAAACTAATTTCAATATGGTAACTATCAATATCCATCCCATAATCACTAATATCATGAGTTGTATTAATTCTTCTCAATGATACACCATTAACCTCATATTTGTATATTAAATCGTTTGTTAAATGATTAATTGGAATTGTGGAATCTATACCTCTTGTAAGATTTTCAATAATTCCAACTCCCACAGATGTATACTCAATAATTTCATTATTGATTTGTACATATCCTGGATTTGCTGCACTTACAGGAATACCTTCAAAAATTCTAAAATTAGTAGTATCTGCTACAGAAACATTAATTAATACATCTGAAGACGCTAGATCGGATATTAGAGGTATAGGTGCAACATTTGATCTAACATCAGATAATGTTACTCTATTATTATTTGCATACATTCCATGATTGAAATGATTGACTTTAACATAGTTGCCACCATAGTTTGATCCATATGGAACTGAATTTCCTCTAATGTAGGTAGATCCTAAAGTAACTCTATTTCCAGAATTATCAAAGTAACTTAAGAATGACCCATCACCAAATTGATTTCCTTGTACATTATTCAGATATAATGTATCTATAGAATTGCTATTTCCAGTAATGGTAATGCTAGCACCTTCTCCAGTATTCGAAGAAACAGTTGATGTTACAATTCCAACAATATCACCAATTGCATATCCATTTCCTGGACTTACAATTGTTGGAGTTCCTGTAATTACTCCACTTGATGCTGAAATATTTAAAGTTAATCCAGAACCTTGTCCAGTAATATTATATGTTGAGACTAAAGTGTCCGTAACGTAATTTCTTCCACCGGTTGTAAGACTTAAAGATGATACTGATGATCCAGTTCCTACAATATAACCATAATTATAGTTCTTTAGGTTTTCACTAACTTTTCTACCAGTCGTCAATTGGGAAATTAAACTGGAATTATAAGTTGTAGTGATACCAACCTTAAGTTTTCTTGGATAAGTTGTAAGCGGATTTGCAAACAACCTCTTAATATAATTATTACCTCTACCTAGGTCTGGATTTTGGAAGAATACGGTTCCACTAGATTGAGTAAATGCGGCCTTATATAACTTAAATTTCAAATCTTGATACTGATTTGCAGTCCAAATAGATCCATTTTGCGATTTAAATAAACTTCCAACCGCAAATTGTGTTGTGTATCTTACACTTTCAGCATCTGGAAGTTCGGCGGTATTAATAGTTTTTTGCCCCATTTCAGCGATCCAAACTTCATATTCATCAGATTCTGGAGCCAAAAGAACCAGAGCATATTCATTTCCTGGGGGTAAAAATAATGGATTTGGGAATGTGCATCTGGTTGGAACAGAAGCATCTTCTGAAGTTTGAATTTGACTTGGACTTAAAACCACACCACCAATAGCCATTAATGTTGGAGTTCCCAATTCAACAGTTCTTATTTGAACTGTAATTGATTTGTTATTTGTACTCTTACTTCTAAAATATAAATCAACAGAAGTGAC